AAGTATCCCTTATCCATAGAAGAATAGAATATGACATCACAAGGTCATCATTATACCCATCTAATGCTTCAGTTTTACTATTCTTATATATAAATACAAAAAGTTCATCAATTAATCGTGTAGATTTTATTTTTACCATTTTTTCACGAGTGTATTCTTCCATTTTAGCAATAATCAATGGTTTAGATTTCATTGTTGTAGTGAAACCTGGTATCTTATTTCTGTCTATACTTCTATATTTGTTTGTGTGTTGTATATCTTCATCTACAATTAAATGATTTTTCTCTTGATAGAAAAGATTTTCATATCCCCTATCAATAATTGTCTGTAGTGTAGCCCAACCTATATTGTTGTTTTCCACAACAAGTAAAGCATCATTATATTTAGTCCCTAGTTCTATTAGAAAATTTCCAAACTCTGTTGTTCCCAACTGACCTTTATATTCAGCAACTTGTTCCATCTCTTCTATATCAAAAACTTGAGCTGCTGAGTAGTCTGTCCCATCTCCACGAGCCACATCAGCACATATTAAATAATTCTTATCATAGTTGGGATAATCCCATATCCATAAATTTCTATCAAATCCGCTTTTTTCTTTTGGCTCACAACATGATTTTGATTTATACCATTCAAGTATATTTGGGTCAACAACAGACCTACCAGAACTAAGAAAGTCAGCATCACACTCTTGACTTGCTTTACTCGGTCCTAATATTCGGTCTTGTTCTCTTCTCCAACTTTCATCTCTTTCAGGATGGTCTGTCCAATGTAGCTTTACAGTATTAAATTTATTCAACCCATCGGTCGCATCCATCCATGTTTTATGAAACCAATTACCTACACCATTGGGTGTGGATATAGCAATACATTTACCACCAGTGGCTAATGTCTGTTGTGCAGCAGTCCAAATAGTATCAATCTTGTCTATAAAAGCAGCCTCATCCAAGATGAGTAGAGATAGGGCTTCTGAACGACCGGCACTTTCATTAGAAGCAATAGCCTTTATCTGTGAGCCATTTTTAAATATAAGGGATAATTTATTATTCTCCACTATAGCAGTCTTTAACCATTGTGGTAACCCCTCATACATGATACGGACTTTTGTGACCAAATTTTTCGCAGTGTCTTTCGATGTCGCAATACATAGAATATTCTTATCCGCATGAAATAACATCATCCAAAGAGAGTAAGCAGCTGTCAAAGTTGATATACCGAGCTGACGTGATTTTAAAATGACATTATAATCATTAGTTCCATACTCTTTTAAAACATCATACTGATAGGGGAAAAGTTTAAATTTAATCTTACCTCTCTGAGGATGTTGAATCACACAGAACTCATTTATAAAATAAGATGGATCTTTACCACACTTAAGATAGTTTTGTCTTATTGCTTGTTTAAGATTACTCATTTATCGTGTTCATTGTTAGCAATCGCCTTAGCAACCGTCTTATCAAATTGTAAAGCTTTATTACTCTTTATACTTTCTAATTCTGATTCGTATTCTTTCAATACCTTTTCCCATCTTTGTTTCTCCATGTCAGCAACCCAATCCTTCCATTTACCTTTAGCTTTTAAGTCTGCTTCAAAATTAATTTGACAATGGTAACATCTTGACATTCTATTATATGTTTGTTGGTCAATGTCCTTAAGTATTAATTTTTCACAATCACCACATTTATCAAACCCCCTTGGTGGTATCTTTGTAATTTGTTTTCGACTACCATCTTTTATTTCCCAACTACGACCACGAGCATCCGTCCACTGTTCACCTTCCTTTCTCATATTATCAGTTTTGGACTCATATCCAACCTTTACTGGTCGGTCATAAATCCCCTTATACATCTTCTGTATTTTTTCTATATTACTCATTGTATAACTCCTTAGTCGCATAATCACTAAATAAATCTGGTAACCAGGCATGTATAAATAGAGCACAACTTAATTTCATAGCTCTACGCCAATGTTTCCAATATGTGGTTTTATTTTTCTTTAGATGTGTAATCATTAGAATGTCATCATGCCAGTAATTTGATTTATTGGAGCAAATGCACCAGTAAACTTATATGTTTTACCATTGTATTTAAACACTAACCCTTCTGTAGGGACGATTGCTTTGAATCCACCAATGGCGTTCAATCTATCCAACTGTATTTTCAACCTATTCAATTTCTTCAAATCACCACCACTTTTAATATCACTAATTGCAGATTTTAATTTTTTTCGTATCGATTGAACAGATTTTGCTGGATTTACAGCCAACCAACCATCCATGTTTAACATTATCTCAGCACCAACCTCAAAGAATAATTCTTCAAAAGGTTTCATGTTTTCTTTGACCATTCTATTTTTATCTATCTTATCAGTTGTCAGAGCCCAATCTAAAAAATTATCATTATCGATAGATGCCTTCATATCTCTAATTGAAAATGATTTATCGAAAAAAGCCCATCTTTTTGTCAACCGTTTCAAAATATTCTGTGGTATTTTATATTTATGTTGTTTACTCGCATTATATATAAATTCTTCCCAAAATCTCTGATGATACAATCCAAGTGTATCATTATCATTAAGTGCAAACTCACTTTGTAGTTTTGACAATCTATTGTGAAACTTTTTTTTCATTTTACCAAAATCTTGATGCTTTGGAACTGTAACAAAATTAGGTTTAGATATTTTATAATGTTTTTGAACATGTTGGTTGACTTGTTTAATCATACCACGCAACATTCTCGCACTATCTTTTGCTGAACCTATTGGACGACCATTATCATCATATTCTGTTGCTCCATGAAAAATAATTTCTGTTAAGTCATAATTGATTACGTTTTCACTAGCAGGCCAAAGAACCTCTAAACTCATAAATTTACTACCATTACCAAATATTTTATCTTGTTGTTTTTTAGATAAGGCACCAATTGCTTTATTTAAATCTCTAACTGCGTAAACAAATGCATCTCTAATCGCCCCCCTACCTTCAAATTTTTTCTCCACGTCTTTAATACTGAGTGCGGTTTTTCCTTTGTTTTTTAAATGTCCTTTATTACGAGCAGCTATAAGTTTTCCGTCTCGCCAACTTATCATGAGATTTTGACCATCAGTTTTTTCTGTAACGTTATCCTCTCTATTTAGTTGTCCACCCAAACCTAATTGAATTATTCGTTTTAAATCCTTGAATGTTAAATCCTTATCGTCGAAAGGATGATTCATATGTCCATAGGCACCACCCATTAGTAATAACTCCTTACCACTTCTCGGTAAATCATCTGTAATCTTGATAACGTGTTCAACGATTTCCAATTCATTATGTTGTTCATTTCCTCTATAAACATCTACTTCGTCAGGTTCTTCATCTTCAAGTTGTTTTAAAGTTTCTGTCGAATCATCTATTGTTAACTTTCTTGCCAATTTGAGTGGGTCGACATAATCATACTCTTGGTTATTCAAAATCATATCTATGTGGTCTAACCACTGATTCCAAAGTTCACTACCTACTAAATCTAAGTCATTAGCAGCACTAGGATTAGCAGCACCAGCAGGTCCATACGACACACTACCCACAGGACCATTTGGGTATTTAGGTAGTTCAAAAATCTGTTTATAATAATTTTCATCATCTATCAAAGTCCTTGCTATCTCCCAACCTAGTTTACCAGCCTCAGTTTGACCTCTTTCAATATATTTTTTTAAACTAGATGTAAAACCAGGTCCATCATCAACACCATCACTCTGTGTGCCAGTGCTTTCAAAGATGTGTAAATAAAATTCATATAATTTTTTAAATTTATTTACCATCATATTATACAAACCTTTATCGTAATATCCAAATGTTTTTTTAAAAAATTTGGCTTTTTCTTCATCAGATACATTGGGATTACCCAACATATCTCTGGTCTTTGTTCCACTTATATTACCAAACTGAGGAGCGGTTACAAAATATCCATGCTCTTCATACCCCCTTATATCACCTCTACTTTTTTTGTAATCTTGATAATAGGTTTTACCACCACTTTTTTTAGTTCCACCCTTTAATCGACCAGCATCTTTTTCACCAAAAGCATAAACTACTGCTGTTGTTTTAGGATTGAACTTTTTTAGTAAATTGGTTGCTACGTAGGGTGTCTTTTCTTGAATGATACGATTCTTCGGGATACCAACCTTGACCATATGACGAACTTTTTCTTTAAAGTTCATTGGATGTCTAGGTGGTTTTTTGATATTAGATGTGGTTATATAGGCTTCATCAACTTGAGATGCTAGCCATTTATATGTGGCAAGATGACCTGAATGAAATGGTTGAAATCTACCACCGAATACTCCTATGGTTTTTTTTATTTCACTTCTCTGCTCTTTTAAATCTGACATCCACTCTAGACCGGGCACGATTACATTTTTAACTTTAAATTTTTTTTCAAATTCTTTTTTTGCTTTTACAAACTTTTTTAAATGAGGTGGTAACTCGCCTGTTTTTTTAAATTTATCCCTCATAGTTTTAATCTGAGATTTTGTCATACTCTCACCCAAAAGGGCAAGACCTATAAGTGCCATCGTTTTATCCCTTGCCGTTTGTCCCTTGAATTTTTTTACAACCCGTTTATAATGTTTTTTAATTATATTTGAAGCTTCTTGAGAAGAGTTTCCGTATTTTTGTAAAAGGCTATGGATTTTTTTTACTTCCGATTCATTTACTTTTTTATACCCACTACCATAAGGAACAGAGGTGTGTCCCTTCTTTTTCATTTTTTTTATTTTGGAGTGTTGTGACCCACCTTTTATCACTCCATCAGCACCAGTTATGTTCATTTCCTTTAGGATTGGAGTTGTAATTTCATTAACTAATTTTTTGAGACTCATAAGTTTAACTCCAATAACCTACGTAATTGATTATCCATCGGACGAGGTAAATTATCTTTATCATAATACCCCCAATCAGTATGTTCAAAATCTAAAGTAGGTTCTGGTTTTCCATCTGTATTAGCTTTAAATATTTTAATCATTCTATTGTTACGGGCATCCTTCATTTCACTTAAATATAATAAATCTTTAGCATTAAAGTCAAGCATTGTTTCTTCTTTTAATTCCCTCGCAGCCGCCTCTGCGAATGTCTCACCTTTTTCAACTCCACCCATCGGAACTGCCCACATGTTTGGATATTTTGCAGTATTGGCTCTTTTCACACACAATAACTTACCATCTGAAATAACCGCGACTCCAGCAACGTTCCTAATTGGTTTTGTTAAGTGATAGTCTGTTTCGTCAATTAAATCTTTTAGTTTAATCATTGGTCATGTCCTTTATTTTTTGATAAGATTTACTTTTAGTTATCATTCTTCTTACCATCATAGATTGTTTTTCTAAAGTGCGAGATAATAATCTTTCTTCTGGTGCGTGTTTTTTAATCAAATCAGATAAGTCTTCTAATGAATCTACTGCAGATTGATATACATCTTCAATTGTATCAGACCTTTTTGATACATATCTTTCATTTAGTAAATCTTTTAGTTTTGGTATAGACATAGATATTCTCCTACATCTATAAATATTGTAAATTGTATATAACTATACTTCCAATGCTCTTTTGAACCAACCATAATAGAACCTCTCTAATTCGGGTTTTCTTGTTACTAAATCAGCATAATATTTAACCCTATATGCCCTAACTCTTTGTAACTCAACACCATTCATAGCGGCTATCGTTTTTGGTCCTAATCCACCATCTACTTTTAGGTTTTTACCTTTTGCATTGGCTGCTTTTTGTAGAATTTTAACGGCTCTACCTTTACCTTGATTTACACACATGTCAAAATAAATGTGTCTGAGTTCTTCAGGTAAACTCTCTACTTTATTACCATCCCAATAGTGTTCTTTGTAGATTTCTTTTGCTCCATCTTTTGTGAGATTTTTGATATCCACATCAGGATGACTTCTCTTAGCTATACCAAAATTAGTTTCTCCACCTGGATCTTTCGGGTCGTTAACATATCCACCCTCGTGGTGTAACACTATTTCAATTATTTGTTCAAAATCTGTATACATAACCAAACTCCTATTTGTTTTCTAGTTTCTCTATTCTTTTATTTAACTCTATGATATAAAGTGACAATTCCTCAATCTTTTCTAATAGTAACATATCCCTATCTCCAACAGAAAGGTTTTTCCATTTTTTAAAATCATTCATGTCCGGCACATTTGGAAGATGTTTGTTATTAAATACATATTCTTCTAATTCATTTATAGATTTTAAATCATAGGTCGGTTCATAGACATAATCGGGCACGTTTGTTAAACTCGCCCCATCTCCCGCAAATGAAGTTCCAATCACATGATTGAACGATGCGGTGGTTGGAAACGTTAAAGATTGAGAGATATCTCCCATGACATTCAAACGTCTACCGACCTGTAGTTCTCCACGTATGTTTACCGTCCCACCCATCTCGATTGGATTTATAGAGCCAGATTCACCATTAAATCCAAATCCATCTATTATGGGATGTTCTTTGTTAGGAGTTATTTGAATAATTGGATGACGATAGGCTCCGCTAACGAGAGATGAAATAACATAAAAGCTATCCTTATAAAACTGTCCGGCATATGTTCCTGATGATCCCCGCACTCCCTTCGCGACTGCAATTTGTCCGGCATCAAGTGTTTCTACGAAATTAGCTGTTGTTATGTCCCAAGGCGTATTCAAATCATATAATTCAAATTCTTCCGTGGTATCACCAAATAAAAATAATTGTGTTCCCACATCATTGAATGAGATTTTACTACTAGTGTTTCCACGACCATCAAATAATCTTCCAGTTACCCTCAATGCACCAGCATCGAAATGGTCTGATGAGGCGGTGCAATCAAACTGTAGAATTAGTCCATTGCCACTACCATTGTAAGTATCATAAAAACTTACATATGCTCTCCTATTGTCGGGTCTTATAAAAATATGTCTTGGGTCATTTAAAGTAGTGAAATCACCACTTCTAACACCATCAACAAGGTTTAAATCCATAGTTTTTTCAAGATCTAAACTGCCAATCTCAAAAGCTGAGCCAGTGAGTTGATATTGGGATATTCCGTCTTGGGTTCCACCGATTACATAAACATGTTTACCAGTGCTACTAACTGCAAAATCTTTCGGAGAACCTTCGCCACTTGTTGACACATACCGTTCGAGATTACCATACACGTCAGTTAGTGTTCTTATGTCAAAGGGTTTATCTAAAAAATTATCATAATATATTCGATCGTTAGAGGTATCTAAATAGTATATCTCTCGACCATCGGGTCTAAAATTAAAATTATAAATATTTTGAGTGCCAGAGGAGAAGGAACCCGAAAACACTTCCTCTCCCTCTTT